CCCTTAACAGACGAGTTATCTTCTTTGTGATACTAGGTCTCATTGTTTTCACTTTAGTAGCTCCTGTAGCCTTTAATGTGGACACAGTGATACCAACTGTACGTGAGGGTTTTAGTTTACTAGGGATACAGATAACACCTGATGAGATTGAGTATGTAACAGTCAAAGGTATGCTGAAGTTCAATGAGATATTTGAGTGGGCTGCTATGATAGTAGAGTTTTATGTCGGTACACAAGCTGCAAAGAGGACGTAGATAATTAACCTATGTTATGTAGTCAAGAAGCAGTCAAGAAACAAATGCTTTAGTAGATAGGGTTACAGAGGTTTTAATGTTAAGTAACAATAACAAGGAAGTTAAGTAATGAATAATTCTGAAAGACAAAAGTGTGAAGTATGGACTCGTGTTATGGGCTACCACAGACCCGTAAGTAGCTTTAACATTGGCAAGAAGGCTGAACACGCTGAGAGAGTATTCTTTAGGGAGACTACCAAGAATGATAAACAAGATTAGTAAATGTATTATCGTATTTGCAGTAGGTGTAACCTTATCGTTAGCATCACTAGCCTTCTTTAATCAAATAATGTCAATGCCTCAACAGGCTATGACAATGGGTTCTATGATGGTTATAGGTGCTGAAAAGCCCTGTGACTGTAGATGCCCGAAACCTAATTAATAACCAAGGAGAATAATATGTTGAGATACAACTTCCCACAGAAAGAAGCAAAGAAAGAAGTAAAGAAGGTAGTTAAAAAGAAAGTACCTGCTACTAAAAAGTCATCTAAGTAGTTGATTTAACTAGAATAATTGTATTATAATGTCACTAACTGTTGCCTCCCGAGATAACACAGTGACTTTAATTACGGAGACACTATGGCTACTTTCAGAACACTAATCAATGAAGTCTTAATCAGATTGCGTGAAGACACTATCGCTACAGATTGGTCTGGTGCTATTAATGATTCAGCAACTTTAACAGATTATCAGAAGGTTATTGGCGCTTTAGTCAATGACACTAAGAAGAATGTAGAAAGCTATCACGATTGGCTTGTGCTACGTGAGACTACAGATATTACTACAGTATCAGGTACTAAGAACTACAGCTTATCTTCTGGTCAAGAGATTAAGATTATTGATTCAATTAATCAGGTGACTGGTATTCCTATGGTTCAGGTTACTAGACAGTACATGAACTCAATAAAATACCCTTCAGACCCTACTGGCGACCCTTTGTACTACGCCTTCAACGGTGCTGATTCGTCTAATAATCTAAAGATTGACTTATCTCCTGTACCTATCTCTGCTCAAACTATATCCTTTGATATGGTTAAGCATCAAGATACAATGACTCTAGCGGCTACGGTTATTAAAGTACCTGAGCAAGCTGTTATTCTAGGTGCTTGGATGAGAGCTGTAGCTGAGAGAGGTGAAGATGGTGGTACTCAAACAAGTATTATTGCTAAGGAATATGGTGAGGCTTTAAACCAAGCTATCATTAAAGATTCTGGCAATGTTCAATACGAAACGGACTTCTTCGTACAGTAATGGCTGCTCCTATTCAACCACTTGTTCTTGACTCTATTGGAATATATGGGTTAAACAAGCAGTCTTCACCTTCCAGCTTAGAACCTCAATGGCTAACTGAAGCTGACAATGTTATGTTAGATGATAAAGGTAACGTAACAACAAGAAAAGGTATCAGACAGATAACTGACTTGATTGGAGCATCGTCTTCTAACAACTATATTGTTAAATCATTAGGTGAATTTAGAAACTCTACAGGTAGTTCTACTATCTTTGCTGGTTCTAATGATAAGATTTACAAGATGAACACATCTAATACACCTTATACGCTTGATGCTCAGACATTCACAGGTACTCCTCAGACATTAACTGATGGTAACTGGGAGTTCTGTAACTTCAATGATAAGTTCTATGGTGTTCAGTCTAGTCATACACCTATCTACTATGATGGTACTAACTGGATGGACTTAGCAGATGCCTCTGGCTTCTCTGCTCCTTCTGGTGTTACTACCTTTGACCCAACCTCGTGTCTAGGTGGCTTTGGTAGACTATGGGTCGGTGGTGTAGCTGAAGCTAATGATGTAGTTTATTACTCTGATACTTTGATTGGTCATAAGTTCCAAACTGGTGCTGCTGGTTATGTAGATATGAAGACTGTATGGGCTGGAGACCAAGTTACTGCTCTTGCTAGTTTTATGGGTAAGTTAGTTATATTCGGTAAGCGTAACATTGCTATTTATAATAGTCCTGATGACCCAAGTAGTGCAGACTTTGCATTAGATGAGGTGGTAAGGGGTGTAGGTTGTGTTGCCAGAGATTCAGTACAAGCCCTCGGTGATGATATTATCTTCTTATCTAACTCAGGTGTAAGGTCGTTAAGAAGAACAATGGTACAAGACAAGATGCCTTTAACTGATTTATCTGCTAATATTAAAGATGAAGTAACAACCCATATTGTTAATGCTGATATGGCTCAAGTTAAAGGTCAGTATTGTTTATGCGGTGGTTATTATGCTTTGTCGTTTCCTGATAGAAACATAACCTATGTGTTTGATTTTAAAGGAAACCCTGATGCTCCTAGAGTAACAACTTGGAACTTTGAAACTAAGAAAACCCCTAAAGCATTACTATCAACAACTGATGGTATTATGTATATGGGTCTTGGTAATAGTGATTATGCTGGTCGTATAGCAACCTATGATGGTTATTTTGATGTTGAGAAAAGTGATGTAACCTCAACTTATACTACCTCTAGTGCTTGTACTACTGCTGGACATGTATGGGAGTCAACTAATTCTAAGTGTTGGGAAACTACTAATAGTACATATCAAGCAGATTTTAAGACTGTTTGGTTAGACTTCGGAGACCCTTCTAGGGCTAAGTTATTAAAGCGTTTCTTGGCTATTATTTCAGGTGGCAAGAATATGGATGTAACTATGAACTGGTATCGTGATTATAAAGTCACTGCTGATTCATCTAGTTTTACTTTATCACCAACAGCAAGTGGTACAAGTTATTTATGGGGTGGTGCTACATCATTGTATGGTGCTGCTAAATATGCACCAGCATTTCAACCTGCTGAATATAAACTATCATTATCTAAGTCGGCTAAGGTGTTAAGAATGGAAATGAAAGGTACTGTTAATGGTTTTAAAGCATCATTACAGCAAATGATTATATGGGCGAAGCAAGGCAAGATTCGATAATATAGGAAAAATAAGATGAGTAACTATAATTTACAAGTAAGTTGGTCAGGTAAGGATGCGTTAAGCGATTCAGATGCCGACAAGGTAATATCAGGTGGTGATTTTAATACGGAGTTCACAGCAGTTAAGACAGCAGTAAACTCTAAGGCAGACCTTAATGGTTCAGCAAGTGAGACATTTAGTGCCGTAACAGCAGCATCGGGAACAAGCACAACACAGGTTGCTACGACTGCTTTTGTCACAACAGCGGTAGCGGCAGTTGATTTGTCAGCTGTATATCCAGTAGGTGCTATCTTTACTACTGTTACCGCTTATGCTAATTCAGCAGCGGTTGTTGCAGCTATTGGTGGAACAACTTGGGTGGCTTTTGCAGCAGGTAAGATGTTAATTGGTTTAGATTCTGGTGATACTGACTTTGACACAGTTGAACAGACTGGTGGTGCTAAGACACATACATTAAGTACAGCTGAGATGCCTTCTCATACACATACAACAGCAAACTCTAACTCGGATTCTGGTAGTGGTAAGCCAGCTACAGGTGGTGAAGCAGCAGAAGGTACAGGTATTCACACATCTAATGCTACAGGTGGTGGTACAGCACACAGTATTATGAACCCATATATCGCAGTGTATATGTGGAAAAGGACTGCTTAATGAAAGACTTAGATAAACAATTACCTACATTTAAAGAGAACCTTAACTACTGGTTAATAGGAAACTCTAACGCTATAGTGTTTTGTTTAGATATGATTAAAGCTATTCACTTATGGGATGACTTAATTGATAAAGATAATGAATTAAAGGATGAAGAGATTAATGATGTGTTTACATTCTTAATGGTAGATATGCCTATGAATCCCTTCTATGCAGTTAATCAAAGAGAGATAGCACCTATGATGCAGAATATAATACTCAAGTGGCATACAGCTAATGTCTTTGAGAAAGAGAAAGAAGTTAATGATGTTGATAAAGCTTATATGCTGAGAGCTGAACTCTATCAACTATTTGTTTTATGTGCTACCTTGATAGGTGGTCGTCAATGGGGTAGAGATATGTCAGTAAGTATTTGGAGAAGTTACATCGAGAGTGTGGATGAATTAAAGAAGGAGGTAAGTCATGCCTGATATAGGAAGTGCCATAGGCGGAGGTATTAGTTTACTTGGTCAAAGAAGTGCAAGGAAGTCACAAGCAGCAGCTTCGGATGCAGCTTCAAGGGAGGCTGAGCTAGCTTATCAAAGGTCATTACCTTGGGATGTTAAAGGTGCCTTCGGTGAAGCTGAATATGATGAAGAAGGCAGACAGCTTGATATGTCTTTATCTCAACCTTGGCAGTCTGAGTATGACCTTGCTATGCAGGGAGCTAAAGACCAACGTGGTTATATTGCTGGTATGGAAGGCGACCCTTATGCAGCTGGTCAGAAGTTCTATGAACAGCAGAAGGCTCTTTATGCACCTGACCAAGAGAAAGATAGATTAGATTTAGAGAAGAGATTACTAGGCCAAGGTATGTTTGGTTCAAGTGGTGGAGCTGCTCAGATAGAAGCTCTACGTAAGGCTCAAGCTCAAGTAGATTTACAAGCACAGTATGGTGGTTTAGAGAAGGCTCAAGGTCTGATTGATACTTATAGAGGTAGAGCAGCTACTGATTTAGGTATGGCTGAGACTATTGGTCAGATGCCTCAGAAGTATGCTGAGACAGGTAGAGGTATTGGTACTGGCATGAGTTCTATTGCAGGAACAGCTGCTCAGTTATCAGCTCAAGCTGCTCAAGCTCGAGGTGCATCCCAAGCTAGTTCGGCTTTAGGTATGGCTAACCAGTTCAGTGGTTTAATACGACAACCTAATGGTGGTGGTTTCATGGGTTCAGGTTATTTCCCTACCTTTGGTACATCTACTACAGGCGCTACTACTGGTGGTATGTTATATGGCCAAGCACCTATGGCTGGCTTTAATTTAAGGTAGGAGAATATTATGGCATTTACACCAGATGGTATGTTTTATTTAAGTCAGGCAGACTTACAACCTTCTATGGATACATTAGGTACAGGTTTTAGAGGTATGCTTGGTCTTCAGAATAAGGAAGAGGTTATTGGTTCTATCTTACAAGATGCTGATTACTCTACTCCTGAGGGACGTAGGGCGGCTTTAGACCAGATTAGACAGATTGACCCTGTTAGATGGGAAGAACTTAATCAGAAGAACATAGACTTTGAGAAATCTGAATTAGAAGTTAAAGGCATGAGAGGTATCCCTGAGAAGACTACTTACTTTAGAACTCAAGTAGAACCTAATCTTATCAGTAATTTCGTTAAAGACGCTATAAATGTTGAAGGTATCTCTACTTTCGCTGAGTTTTCTAATTACTTAGATAACTTAGTAGCCGCAGGTACTATTAAAACTGGTGAACGAGCTAGTAAGAAATCAGCTTTGAAGGCTTTACTGCAACAAGAGAGGAAAGATTGGATGTCTCTTAATAAGTATAAGAGTTTAGAAGATATTCAAGCTGGTTATGCTCCAATAGGGAGTAATGTTACAAGCTTTAAAGAATACCCTGAAAAAGTACAGACTCCTCCTTCTACACCTAAAGGAGATAGTAACCCTTCCCTAGTCGATACTTATGTTAATAAGCCTGTAGGAGCTGGTGTGGAAGCTCTAGGAGAGTCAGGCAAAACAGTCTTAGACTATATCATTGCAGGTGAACTACAGCATGATGTACTAGGTAAAGATGTTAGTGATGCTATTAACAAGTACATTAATCAACCTATTTCCAACTTGTTTAAATAATGTTTGACCCTTTAGCATACAATTATGACCCTGAGGTTATGGCTGCTCAAAAGCAGCTTGATGAAGCTAGACGTGATAAGTCGTTAGACTTTAATGAGGGTTTCACAGGTGGTCAAGATTTAAGTACAGATGAAGGTAGGCAAGCTTGGGCTACGGCTGGTCTTCCTGGTTTATTACTTAGTAAGCTATATGATGAAGACTCTCAGAAAGAGTGGTTCATTCAAAGAAATGCTGTAGATTTAGGTTACAACCAATTAAAAGACATTATTGCAGCTTACGATAATATAGCTAAAACTAGACGTTTAACTAAACAAGAACAAGATAGTTATTCAGAAGCTGTAGGTAGAAGAGCTTTACTAGAGGAAGACTTATCTTTTGTTTATGATAACTTCGATGGTGATTTAGATGCTGTTATAGATGTAAACGGTAAATCCTTCAATGACAGATGGGGTATTGATGTTGATGAAGAAGGTAACTTAAGTGACTTATTAGGGTTATTTGCAGAGAATCCTTCTTTTGCAGCAGGTGCTATTACTGCTGATGTTATTAAAGAGCTACCTTTACTAGGTGTAGCTAAGATACTAGGTATTGCACATAAGGGTTTAGACATGGCTACCTTAGTAGCTAAAGTTAATGCTAAACTTAATAAGATAGAACCTAAGGTATTAAGAGGATTATCTAAATTAGGTACAGGCTCAGCAGCGGGTGCTGGATTAGGCGCTGCGTATGAGGGTGCTTATTCTTGGCTGGAGCAAGGCGAAGTAAAAGGAGCAGATGTCGCTTTAGGTGCTAAGTTCGGTGGTACTTTTGGTCTATTAGGTGGAGCAGCTTTAATGCTTAAAGGACCTAAGTCTAAAGCAGTAGCTTCAGAAGTAGAAACAGTAGCTCCTGCTGTACAACCTAAGACTCCTAGAGAAGTAAGTGCTATTAAACAAGTAGAGAAAGTCTTAGAGACTACTGATAGTGACAGAGTATCTGCAATAGCTAAAGAAACCTCTATCTATCCTGAAGTAGAGCATGAGATTAAGAGTATCTCAGGTCATGTTAATGATGATATAAATGATTCTCCTTTTATCACTACGGACTTTGAAGGTAAGGTTAAGACTATTGTCAATGAGATGCTGTTAAAGAAAACTCATAAAGGCATGTTACAGCAACTTGATGAAGCTTTGAAGACAGATGGTAAGTTCAGAGGTGTCCCTGCTAGTTACATTAGAGGTAGAGACATTCAGAACTTAAAGAATCTTGATACTTTCCGTATGTTTGGATTAGCACATGAGAAAGCTAAAGGTGTCTTGATTATGGACGCTCAAAGTAAAGGTAAGCCTATTCCTAAAGATATTGAAAGAATGTCGTGGACTATGGCTTTGAATGAGTTAAATAAGATAGATGCTGAGAGAGCTAATCCTAACTCTATGAAGCAGATAGATGAAGCTACTCAATTAACACCTGAAGAACTAGAGGCTGAGCGTATAAGAAAAGCTAGACAGTCTGCAGAAGAACCAACAGAAGAAACATTACCTGAGCCTGCTACTACACCTATTGCTGACTTTATTAAGAAGCATCCTAAGACATCATTAGGCTTAGGAGCTGCTGCGGGTTATGGCTTAGCTGCAGAGAATGAGAAGTTATCTGGTGTTGCTTTAGGAGTAGGAGCTGTACTAGGTGGACCTGCTGCTTATAAAGCTATTACTTCAACTGCCTTGAAGGCTTCAGCTATGAAAGCTAAGGTAGCTATGTCTAAAGATATTGAGAGATTCTCTGCTGAATCTAAAGCTTTAGAAGTTCAGATGCAATGGTTACTAGAAGACGTTAAAGAAACATTCAATACACCTTCTTTAGGATTAGCTTTAATTAAATCATTAGAGGAAGGGACTACCAAAGGCTTAACTAAGAAGCAAATAGAAGTTAGAAACAGCGTTAGGACTCTCTTAGATGAGATAGGAACTGAAGCTGTTAAGTCTGGAGTTTTAAAAGATAAAGGTGATGTTACTCAGATTAGGTTCGGTAAGATTATTAATAAAGACAAGCAAGGTCATTTTCTTAATAACTACTTCCCTCACTTATTTGATGTAGACATATCAGAAGAGAAGTTACAAAGCTTAATTAATGTTTACCTTAAGGAAAGTAAGAGTGGTACTCAGAGAACGATGATGGGTACTATTGAGGAACTTCAAGCTAAACATCCTGAGCTTATTGCCGACCCTGTTAGAGCTTTAGATACTTACACTAGAGCTATGACAAGAACTATCTACGGTAAGAACTTAATTAACTCTATGCAACAGTTTGATTTAAGCTCTTCAGGTGGTAGGATGTTACCTGCCTTAATGTCTAAAGATGCTTATAAGAGTTTAATTACAACTAAAGCTAAGCACGGTGGTTTATCTAATCAAGAAGAATTACACTACACTGAGTTTGAACATCCTACGTTAAAGGGGTTTGTTGCTCACTCTGATATTAAACCTATGATGAATGAGCATTTCGTCTTAATACGTAGAGGTGGTTTATCTGATGTTAAAGAAGGCATCCTTAAGCTCAACAACGGACTTAAGAGAATCTTCGTATTTGGTTCATTGTTCCACGCTCAAGCACTTGTTTTATCATCTATGTACTCCTTAGGGGTAACAGGAGCTATTAAAGGTTTAGGTAGAAAGATTAATGTTACAGACCCTGAGACAGGTAAAGTGATTGGTCAAAAAGAAGTAACATTAGCAGACCTTAAGTTAGGTACTGGTCAGTTTAAAGAGTTTGCTTTAGAGGCTATTAAAGATGGTCTAGGTATTATTAATGTTAAGTCTTCTGATTTAGTTAACCCTGGTTTTGATGATGTATCTAAATTATTAGAGAAGGGTGGCTTATTAGGTCAGACATTAGGTAAAGGTTTTGATAAGATTGACCATATTACTTGGGAACAATTACACGATAGATTTAAACTAGCTACTTACATTCAAAAGAAACATAAGTTACTAGACGAGAACTTAAAGCTACCTGAGTCTCAAAGGTTATCAGAAGAAGCTATAGGTAAGTTATCTGCAAGATATGCTAATGATGCTTATGGTGGTTTAGATTGGAACGACTTTGGTACTTCTTTATACACTTATGCTCAAAACAATCCTACGAAGATAAGAGGTATCTTAGCTGATAAACTAGCTGGACTTGTACCTGCTAATAAACGTAGATGGTTAAACCTTGGCTTGTTTGCACCTGACTGGACTATATCTAACTTAAGAATTGTAGGTAATATGTTCTTTCATGGTAAGAAGTATAGTGAAGGTTTCCTTAAATCCCTACATAAGGGAGATACTGCAGCTTGGAAGTCTAAGGAAGGTAGAGAGTTATCTATGGCATTTAAGATGTACGCTGCGTATACAGCTAAAGCTGGAGCTATTACTTCTGGTATGTGGTGGGGAATGATGCAGGTTAACAATGCCTTATGGGAGAACCCTGAGCCTACTGCTGATGGTCTATTCGAGTTCTGGTTTGGAGAAGACTCAGGTAAGATGGAATTAGGAGGAGGTGAATCTATGGTTATCTCTAAACAGATTTCAGAGCCTTATCATTGGTTAAAACATCCAAGACATACTTTATTAAACAAGATGTCTATTGTTCCTAAGTCAGTGATGGAAGGTATGTATAACAAACAATGGTTCTCTCTTAAGAAAGGCTTCCCTATGGGACCTGCTATTACAGACCCTGATGGTACCACTCATTATACTAAGTGGATATTGGGTAAGGCTATTCCTATTTCTATGAAGCCTTTAGTAGATGACCAATTATCTGCTTCAGAGAGATTAGAAAGAACAGTAACAGGATTCTTCGGATTCCCGCAGTATGGTACTTATTACGATGATGATATAGACTATAGTAAATATATAAAGAGAGACTTTGAATTATAATTAATTAATTAAACGGAGAAATAACATGGCATACGGTGGAGCAAGTAACGCAGTTCTTAACAATGAGGCAGGCGCAGTGCGAGGTGAGATAAGTGATATATTAAGGGATGAGATAATTGACTTCCTAGAGAATAATGATTTAAAGGCGACATCAGAAGAGTTTGGTATCTCTGAAGCAGACCTAATAGATGATTACGAAATCAATGACATGATTGAGTATTATAAAGAACAACGAGGCGGTACTCCTACTGAAGGTGTTGATAGTAGTATGGTTGACATGAATGACCCTGACTTCCAATTAGCAGGTATTAATCCTGAGTATGAAGGACCTGGTAGAGATGTAGTTACTATTGATACTTCAGGTAATATTGACCCTATGCTTATAGGTATGGCAGGTGGTGGTAAAGGTGGTATGTTTAAAGAAGGTGCTAAGAAGTTAGCTAATAAAGTCCTTGCTAGTAAGTCTCTTAAAGCTAATCAGAAAGCTAATCGTGGTGTTGAAGGTCCAGTTGTTAAAGGTGCTTCAAGAACTCTTAAAGATTCTAACTTACGTCCATCTGTTGCTAATAAGACAGCTGATAGATATAAGTCTATGTCTGATAAAGTTACAAAGGACAGAGCAGTTAAAGCAGGAACTACTGCTGCCGTTGCAACAGGTATTGGTCTTATGGGTAATAGAAATAAAGATGGTGACTTCGAGAAGGTAGATTTAGGAAGACCTGAGATATACTCTGAAGAAACTGGCTTTGATAATGAAGCTAATAATAGAGCAATGATTAAACAGATGAATGACCCTGATGGTTTCTTACAGAGACAAATGCGTAAGAAGTCTACTTCAGGTAAGACTGAGCAGTTTGGTCAGGAAGATGGTCGTATTGTTAAAGAAGAGCCTGAGACTATGGGTAACCAATATGGTTATCATAAGAGAGAAGGACAGAACTTCTGGACTGTTAACAATGATGACCCTTACTGGGACACTCATGAGATGGGTACAGGTGATGCTTGGTCAGATGCAGAGTTAAAGAAAGCACCAGCTAAAGAGTTAGATTGGTCTAGTTGGTTTAATTAAAGGGGAATGTAATGAGTATAGCAAGAGGTTTAACTAAGGCTGCTAAGGCAGCTAAGAAACAATCAAGAGGTTTAACTGGTAATCGTAACTCACAAGGTGACTTTATGCCTGAAGATATTCAGACTAAAGGTGTTCAGGAAGCAGTAGCTCCTGATATTCAGAACTACATTGATGATGTTAAGAAACAGATTGATGAGATAGATGTTGAAATAGATAAGCTTAACCAAGACCCTAACTATTATATGCCTGACGATATTCCTGAGGGTCAAGGAGGCTCAAGCTCTTTTGGTCCTGAGTTAGAGAAGCAAATGGAAGCCTTAGAAGCTCAGAAAGAAGATTTACTTGTAGACCTTATGGATAAACTAACTAGCGAGGGTGTTGAAGTACCGCCTGGTTTACAGGAAATGTTAATGGGTAGTTTAACACGAGGTGAAAGAAGAGCTTTTGATGTAGCTGAGGATGATACCGCTAAGAAACTAAGCACAGGGGAGTACGAAATAGACCCTATGCCTAAGTTCTTATAGTTAGATAAAACTAAACCCAGACGAATCCAGACCTGCTGTCTTATATTGAGATAGTAGGTCTTTTTCGTTACGGGTGTTACACCTTTCTAAGTAATGGTTATAGGCATCATCATAGTTACCCCCTGACTTAGCTACCTTGTCTGCGTAATCTTCTGCTAATGCTTCACATATCTCTTTCTTATTCATTCACTATCTCCGTTTGTTGATATTCAATACGGGGAGTGGCTGAGTAATACTTCATAGCTTTAATCATAGCTATCTGCTTGTCATTCTCGTAGTACACACCTTCAAGTGAATCAAGAATAGCTTTGATGTAGTTATCTATGTCACAGTTATTGTCACATGGTTTACCATTCTTCTCTAGCTTCTTCTTCTTAGACCAAGATTTAGGCATAGCTACATAGAATGTAACTTGTACATAGATAAGTTTGTTAGTTGGTGTGAAGATAATATTCTCAGTTAACTTAGTCATAGCAACCTTGAAGGCGGTGTACTTCTTAGGAAAGAAGGTACTCCATCTGGTTACTCTAGGTCTTGATGCTACGACTGGTGCTATCTTAAATGTTATCTTCACTTTACTCTCCCCCGAAAGCTTCTACTATACTCTATTTCTCATCAAAGTAATCATAAATCTCAGGCACCTTAGGGTAGTTCTGTACGTCAGCTAAGAACCTAGGTCCAGTTGAGTAGGCAAACACCTTAACATCTGGGAAACAATGCTTCTTATACATACAGTAACTACACTCCATAGCTAACTTCATGTTCCCTGACTTACCTTCAGGTACAGTATCGAAGCATTGCTCTGGGATTTGCTCATCCTTCACCATACATTTCAGGTAATCGATACGGTCTCGTA